GGCGGCTGGCTTCTGCGAGCCGTTCTACTCCCCGAGCCGTAAAGAGTGGGTTGAAATCCCCAAATCCATTTCGTTCGACAAGATGGGAGAGGATGAGTTCCGAGAGCTCTATGAGGGTGTCAAGAAAGTCATCTTCTCCATCATCGGGCGATATGTCACAGAAGAAGAATTTGAACGAAATCTTATCAATTACTGAAATGTTACATTTTTTAGATTACAACTAAAAAGACTGCCAATGGCACATTGACGGGAGAAGAAACCCAGAAAATGAATGGTGGAAAAATATAGGATTCGGTGATAGCGACATTATGTGGCTCTTTTGCGATTTATGCGATATCCTTATACGTGAGTTCAACATCGGTCTAACCACCCAGCAGGTTTCCTATCTTATTAACTACGTTCCGGGTGTATGGTCTCCTCTCATGCCCTATGATACAACGGATTTTTTGATAGTAGTAAGGCGCGACATTCTTGAATCCTATCGCGATTCCATTAATTCGAAATTAAAACTTCCGAAAATAGAAGAGTTAGGCTGGGATGAAGAACGTGAAATAATATCCGATTTTTAATATTTACTGAAATGGAAAACAAATACAATGAGGGTGACATCGTTTATGTCATCCACAACCGCAGACACAATTTAACAAAGGGCTCTATCGTGAATGTCCGGGACGGAGTTTATGATGTCAACAATGACTATATGCCGCTTTTCGATATTCCCGAGGCCGACATATTCAGCAGCCTACACGAAGCTATTCACGAATATATGAAAGAAAAAGGAGGTGAAGAAATGAGCGCAGCTAAACCTTTCAAAAGAGCGTCCGAAGCGTTCGTGAACTGCAATATCCTGAAGGCAACCGTATCCACCACCGGCTATTGCGGTGGAGATAGCGGACATGGCGGACGGACTATCATTGAGATAGAGGATGAGGCAAGCACTGAATGGAGTCTATCCAAATACATCAGCCCAAGCGGACACCTCAAAGGATTTCGCCTTGAACTTGGCGGGGATGCAGAGCTGGATACGATAATCGAAGCGTTGCGTTGGTGTGCCGACAAGTTGACAGAAATGGCTTCCGAAAATGGTGACGCCTGACCCCCTTTATCGCACCGCCCAGAGAGTCTGGGCGTGCCTACCTAAAGATGGCGAATTCCAGACACTATGCTGTGCCGTATGCGCCATTCATATCACACTTCCCGCAAAAGGGGCCATACGTTTCTCCTACCTGCTTGCTTACAAGAATGACAAGGGCGAGTGGGAGAAATGGGACGGCATTGCGGAAGACGAGATATTTACCGACAAAGCAGATTGCGAATACTACAACAGAACCCCTCATGGAAAACGAAACCAATTTAATTTTAATCTTAGAGAAAGAATGGGTATCGAGGGAACGGCTCCAGCAAATGCTGGGGATGAGTGAGCGAGCTTGCCGTGACTATATGGCCGACCTTAACGAGCGGCTTTCGGTCTACGGGAAATGCATCCTCTCGACCGCCGCAAGAAAGGGTTACCACATACCCAATCCCTTTGACGAGACCGATATGCTTCTGGCAATGCAGGCCGACAAGGAACTGGAAAGCAAGGCAATATCAATCTTCCAAAGGCGCAAGGCAATCAAGAACTTCATTCAGTTCGCCAACTCCGCCAAGGAGGCAAGAAAAGAAGTCCAATTAAGCCTCTTTGACTTATGATAACGAGAACCGAATATCTGCTGGCGCGAATCTGCGTTGATTTGGAGGTTGGTGTTGAAAGCGAGTTGGTAGGAAAGCCCAGGATAGCCAAGATTAGGGCGGTGCTTCGTGACTGCGAGAAAGAGATGGCAAAGCGCGACACCGATACGCCCCCGGTCATACCTTTAAGCCCGAAGGAGCAGGAAATATATAACGACACGATGGAAGCCTTTTCCCATTACCCGGAAGAGTGCCACAGCCCGAATTATCGGGTTGTCCGAAAGTCGCTCATAACTGATTTTGACCCGCTCAAAAGACTTGTCCGGGCTTACGGCAAAGATGCAGTGATAGCCGCAATGGACGAGAGGAAAGAGTATATTCCTAACCTTTCGAAGTTCATTACGGAATTCAGGTTACCAAAGGAAAAACCCGAAAAACAAAAGTATCAGGATGTACATTAATGCACTGACATTCCGTCAATGGTGGGATGTGTTTCATTCGGACAATCCTTTGACGGAAATACGATTACTTGGAACAGTCAATAGCCGGAAGCGTACAGCATCCGGCTATTTTACTGACTGCGAGACCGCACTTCGGGCAATTCAGGAATATCCCGAAGAACTCGGAGTATACGCACCCATAAATGAAATCAAGCAGTCATGCTACGGCAAGAGCCAGCATGATGTAATCATAGACTCCCCCGCTTCCACTACGAGCGGAAATGACATTGAAGGCAGACGGTGGATTCTGCTTGACTTCGACCCGAAGCGAGCTGCCGACACCAATGCCACGGACATAGAGAAGAATGAAGCGAGAAAGACGATGGTTGCTGTCGGGTCATTTCTTCGGGACCAGGGATTTACCGCCCCAGTAGTTGCCGACTCCGCAAACGGATACCACCTGCTATACCGCATCAGTCTCGCAAATAGCACGAAGACGGATGAACTGGTCAAGAACATTCTCACGGTGCTTGATATGAACTATTCCAACGAGTTTGTGGACATAGACCTTCAGGTTTCCGACCCGAACCGCATTGCGAAAGTGTACGGAACGAAAACTATCAAGGGAGCGGATACGGGAGAGCGGCCACGCAGGGAAAGCAAGTTCATAAAGGTCCCCGACGAGATAGAGATTACCGATGTCGAGGTGCTATATAAGATTGCGGCAATGCTGCCCCAAACCGAAGCCCCGAACAGGTTTAACGGATACAGGACGGACTTCGATATCAACTCATTCATAGATATGCACCAAATCGGGATAGCCAAGACTTCCCGGTTCAGCAGGGGGACGAAGCTCACTCTGGAGCATTGCCCCTTTGACCATAATCATACCGCTCCCGATGCCGCACTTTTTATAATGGATTCGGGAGCCATTGGATTCAAGTGCTTGCATAACTCCTGCTCCGGATATACTTGGAAAGATGTTCGTCTGCACTATGACCCTTCGGCATACTCGCAGCGGGACTTGTCCGAACTGGAGCGTAAGAAAGACTTCTACTCAACCGCTCCCCGACCGGCTCCGATAGTCGTAGAAGAGAGTGACGAGAAAGGCAAGAAATGGCAGGTAATGAAAGATATCGAGTGGCAGGATCCGAACAAGCTCACATATATTCCCACCGGCTTTCTTGAGCTTGACAGGAAGATGGGCGGTTTGTGTCTGGGAGATGTCACGCTGATTTCGGGAATAGCCGGAAGCGGAAAGAGTACCATTGCGAACTGCCTGATTCTTTCTGCAATTCAGCACGGATACAAGGTTTCAGTATGGTCGGGAGAGCTTGCACCAATGAGGTTCAAGAGCTGGCTGAACCAGAATGCCGCAGGGGCGAACTTCGTCAGGAAGAGCTCCGGGGAGTCGGATTACTGGTATTGTCCGCAGGATGTAGCGAAGAAGATTGATACTTGGACGGACGGAAAACTGTTTCTGTATAACAATGTCTACGGGAATCATTCAAGTCAGATCATCTCCGACATCAAGGACTGCATCCGGGATAAGGGAACGCAGCTCGTTATACTTGACAACAAGATGGCAATGCAGCTTGATTCGTGGACGGGCGACAAGAACGAGAGAGAGGCCGGACTGATAAACGAGTTGAAAGATTTCGCCATTCAGTCCAACATCCACATTGTCCTTATTTGTCACCCTCGCAAGGAGCAGATGAACTCCCTTTTGAGAATGGAATCCATTGCCGGTAATTCGGACTTGTACAATTGTGCCGCTAATGTTCTTCTTTGTCATAGGGTAGGGCGGGATTTTGAGCGTAGAGCTTCCGATTTCTTCGGGAAAGAGTTCATCCAGCGCATTGTCAGCGATGAGTATAACGAGGTTATCGAGATAGCGAAGAACCGCACTCACGGAGCCAAGGACTCCACGATAGGGCTTTTCTACGAGACCAAGACGAGAAGATATAAGAACTCCATAGCGGAGTATGTGGTATTTGGGTGGCAGGAGTCAGGATATGTTCCCGTCATTCCGAATATAGATATCAAACCGAATTACGAATTCAGTAATCCTGGCGGAGCCGATGAGGTGGAGCAATGGGAAAGGGAGGACTTGCCGGTATGATGCTCAGCGAAATTGAAGCCCGTGCGATTGACTACGCTCTTCGGACCGTATTCGGATTCGGGTATGCGGAAGCCTTTATAAAGTGCCGCAGGAAAGAGCTGGTCACGGCAAGGCAATTCGTCTTCCGCTTCCTGAACATCAAATACTTTGAGTGGGAGATAGCCGAGTTCACGGGATGGCATAGGACAACCATTATCCACCACCTAATAGCGTTCAACGACCTGTGTTACGTGGACAAGGATTATAGAAAGCAGTACGAAGAGTTCGCTTCTCTTGCCGATGTGGAAACGAAGAAGATTTCCTTGGCATACACCACCCGAGACGGCGTTATTCATACGGAAAGATTCGATTACATCGAGACTATGCTGGCGAGATACAGCGAACTTTTGAACTGGGGCGAATGCCCCATAATTTTTAGACCGGGATATGACAAAGAAGATACGGAGCATTGACACATCGGGAATACTCGACCACAAAGACCCGAGAACCCCGATACGGACGGGATGCTACTCGTCCGGCTTCGCCCCTGCAATATGCCCGATATGCGGAAAGGTGGTCGGGGGCATGCAGAAAGACATCGTGAAACACCTTAACAGATGCCTTGACGGGCACGACTATCAACTCTGGTTAGGAATCTTAAATGTATTTGACTGATGAAAACAACGACTGACATTTCCCAGGCCATAGCACTGGCGGAGGCCGGGATAGATTTCAAAAGATGCCCCACGATAGAAGACCTTCTTGCGGTCAGTGCCACGCCTTCCGAGGGCGAGGGTATCTATTTTTCCGCAAGCGGTGGCCGGTGGCGGCTTCGTTACGATAATGCCGGAGGAGCGGACCGCTACTTCGAGGGGAGCGAGCTCATTGATGTTCTCGTTGAGTTCACGGTATGGAAAGTCATTCATTGGCCAAACTGCATACACTATGAGCAAGTATCACAATAGAAAGATTACCACCTCATTCGGGGAGTTTGATTCCCGGATAGAGCGAGACCGCTTCCTTTTCTTGCTGAATGCCCAAAAAGAGGGCAAAATAAGCGGTTTAAGAAGACAGGTGGAGTACTTGCTCATTCCCGTCCAAAAGGAGCAGATTTTAGTCCATTTGAAGACAAAGGACAAGCTGGTCGAAAGGGTCGTGGAGCATAAGTGTTCCTATGTGGCCGACTTCGTTTATGAGAAGGACGGAGCGCTTGTGGTCGAAGATACGAAGGGTGGCGGGATGTCACGCGGACACTTCTCAACGCAGACACCCGACTTCCGAATCAAGAAAAAGCTGATGCTGTTCCGGCACGGAATAAAGGTCAGAATCGTAACCCGAGCAACCGAAGATATTTAGCACGGACAATTTTAACAACAATACAAACACAAAAAGAAATGGCAACTAAAAAAGCAACAAAAAGCGCTGAAGCGCAGCAGGTAAAAGACATCGTGGTAGGTTTGAACTATTCAACCATCACCATTCCCATTGAGAGTATTTCGCCTCTCATCGTCAATCACTTTTCACACTCCACCGATTGCTTGGAGCAGCCCGATGAGGGAATCTGGGAGAACACAAGCAAGCCGAAGCCCAAGAAGAAAGAGAAACCGACTCCGCAGGAAGAGTACGAAAGTTCCATCTACTACTTTGAGGACGGAGTAAGGACTGGATTTCCCGCAGTCGCATTCAAGGCGGCAATGGTCAGGGCGGCAAAAGAGGTATATGGCAGGGTCATGTTAAGTACCCGCTCACTTTTTCATGTCATTGCGGACGATGAAGCAACGGGACTCATTGAAATCCACGGAGAACACCAGATGCGTTTTGATGTCGTGAAGGTCGGGGGAATGTCCAAGGTATCAGCACCGAGGTATCGTGCGGAGTATCCCGTCTGGGGTGCGAATATCACCATCCGCTACATTGAGAACGCAGTGACCCCGCAGGAGCTTGTGGCTTTCCTTGGGGCGGCTGGATTCACTTGTGGTATCGGAGAATGGAGACCCGAGAAATGCAATAGCGGCTCGTTCGGTTTGTTCAAGGTGGCCGATATGAAGTAAGATTTACAATTCAGTTCTTTGAAATATCCGTTTG